ATGACGAAGCAGGAAGCCAACCAGCAGCGCAGCCTCGACGCCTTCATGGCGAGGAAGGCGGAGTTCGACGCGGTGCTCGGCGAGCTGCAGCAGGCCAGCGCGGACCACTTCGGCGCCGACCCTGATGCGGTGCTCTGGGGCGAGGCGGCCTGGCTCGCCGACGCCACTGCGAAGCTGAAGGACATTGCTGACCAGCACTTTCGGCGCGGCGGATACGCGCCGTAACGCGGCGCTGACCCCGCCACGCCCCGACAGGCCAGGCCTGCGGGGCTCGGGCTCGTAGCACCCGGATGGTCGGGTGCGGCACGAGGACCCCGACGATGAAGCTCTCCGACACGCAGACGCAGATCCTGGCCGCGGCGGCGACGCACCCGATGCGGCTTGCCATCCCGCCCGCCAAGCTGCCGACCGCTGCCCGCGAGGCGGTCCGCAAGAGCCTGCTCGCGAAGGCGCTGATCGAGGCGGTGGAAGTTGATGCCGCCGACGAGCGCGACGCCTGGATTACTGAGGCCGGGCCGGTTACCTATCGTCTTGTGGCGCAGGGGCCCGCAGAAGCCGCTACGGCGGCCGTACAGGCCATTGAGGCCCCCGGCGGCCGCGACGGCGCGGCGGAGGCGACACCGCCCCACACGGCGCCCACAGAGTCCCTGGCGACCGTGTCCACGCATCAGCGCCCCAGCGGCGTGCGCAACGCCGCCACAGCCGTCCGGGCCGCCTGGGAGACCCGCAGCGATAGTCCCGGCGCGCTGGAGGTCGCCATCGCCACGCTCCAGGCTGCCGTCGCCGGTAAGCCCGCCCGACCGGCCCGCGAGCCAGGCGCTCCCCGCGCACCGCGCCAAGGCACGAAGCAGGAGCAGGTGCTGGCCCTGCTGCGCCGGCCGGAGGGCGCCACGATCGCCCAGGTCATGGAGGCGACCGGCTGGCAGCAGCACACGGTCCGGGGGTTCTTCGCCGGCATCAAGAAGCGCCAGGGCATCGCGGTGGAGGTCATGGAGCGGGTGCGCCAGGTCGGGCCGAACAACACCGGCGCGAAGGGCTCCTACAGCATCTACCGCATCGCCGAGGCCGGCTGATGCGGCCTGGTGCTGCGGCGCCGCGCTACGCGGTCGGGCTCTACCGGGTCTCTACCGCTGAGCAGGGGCAGAGTGGGCTCGGGCTGGAGGCGCAGGCCGCCTCCGTCCGCGCCTTCGCGGCGAGCCAGGGCTGGTTCCTGGTCGCCGAGTATTCCGACATCGCCAGCGGCAAGGACGACCGCCGGCCGGGCTTCCAGGCGGCACTGACGCGGTGCCGGCAGCTTGGCGCAGTGCTGGTGGCGGCGCGGCTCGATCGGATCACCCGCCGCGCCCATACGCTGTCGCAGCTGCTGGAGGACGGCGTCTCAATCCGGGCGGCAGACATGCCGGGCGCGGACGACCTGATGATGCGGGTGTATGCGGCAATGGCGCAGAAGGAGCGGGAGCTGATCGCCGAGCGGACCAGGGCCGCTCTGGCCGCCGCCAAGGCCCGTGGGCGGCTGCTAGGCGGCGACCGGGGCTACCGGCCAGCTGCCGGACCCGACGCCGCTGCGGCCGCCCTGGCGCGGCGAGAGACGGCAGAACGGGCGGCGCATCGGCTGGTGCTAGAGGTGGAGCGGCTGCGGGCCGAGGGCGTCGAGGGTCAGGCGGCGATGGCGCGGGCGCTGAATGAGCGCGGGGTGCCGACGCCGCAGGGCAGGGGTGCCTGGACTCATACGACGGTGGCGCGGGTGATGGCGCGGAGCGGCGGCGCATAGGACATCACGCTGCGCTTGCCATTGATCGCGAGTTCTGTTTTTGTTCTGGGGCTCCCTGAGCCCAGGAAGACGCATCATGCCGGATCCATCGACCCCTCCGGCGCACCGCGCGCCGCCATTGATCTCGCCGGTGGTCTGGCACGCCATCAGGACGGCGCGGGATGCCGCCCTGGCCGCGGGCGCGACCCCGGCGGATGCGCTGGAGTCGGCCCGTCAGCTGGCGCTCGCCGTGTTTCCGGCGCTGCCCCGGCCGCATCTGCGTGAAGCGCTCGACGCTCTTGCTTCGGCGCCGGCGCGACCCGCCGGCAAGGGGCGGCTTGACCATGGCGTGGGGCAGCCAGTCACCTTCCGGCTCACACCCCATCCCGATCGGCGCTGGCATGCTGACTGGCTGGCCAGCCGCTACGCCGGTCCCTGCTTCGTCAGCGCAGCCGACGAGGATGGGGCACGAACTCTCGCGGCCAGGCATTTCCGGGCGCCGCGGGAGATGCCCTTCGGTGGCGATCCATGGCGGCGCCGAGACTTGGTGGAAGCCGCGGTGGGCGGGAAGCTGCCGCCGCTGCCGTATGGGATGGTGGTGCCGATGGCAGGACGGATCGGGGCGTAGGGCTCATCATGCCCAGAGCGTCTAGCGAAGGCGCCAATACTGCAATATCGTAATGAGCGATGCTGAGCTGCTGTGCAGTTCGGGTCGCGGATTGGTGCAGGCGGGGTTGGCCGATGTCATGGGAGGCGGGGTTAGTTGCCAAGATCTGGTCTCAGATTGACAGGCCGGCGAGCTACAATTGGAAGCTCAACCCGATAGCCCGGCAGCGCTTGGTTGCATTGTCCGAGAAAATCGATCTCGCTTCGGCGCCGGAAGACTCCAGCGCCTTCAATCGCAAACTGCGCGAAATCATCTCGCCGCACCTTCGTGGTGGCAACCCAGATCTTCGTAGGTCGCTGATCGCTTGGATCATCGTGGAGTGGGGCGGGATAAAGCGAAATCACGCTGCCAAGCTCGATGGCTATGCTCATCGCCTGAAAGCGTTCGACGACGCGAGCATCGCCTCCTTCATTGCCAGCCAGGGTACCGAGGGCGTTTCCAGCTGGAGCAAGGTCATCGCGCTTGCGCGCCCTGGTGAGCACGCGATCTATGACGCACGGACAGCCGTAGCGTTGAACTGTGTACTTTCTCACCTCGGGGACCAGCGCGCGTTTGCGATGCCGCAGAGCCAGAGTCGCGTGATAAGACCAGCCGCTATCCGACTGAGGACGTGCCGACGTAAGACGCATCTCCAAGCCGATTGGTCCGGCTACATTGAATACTTGCAACTCCTCCGAGCCATGGTCGCGCTCCCAGCGTCGACGGCGCCTAAGTCCATCTTGGATGCTGAGATGCAGATCTTTGCGGTGGCGCCATTAATCGCTAGCGAGTTCCTGCTGACTTCGACGGTCCAGTGAGCCTGCGGAGCGTTTGGCACCAACCTGTTCACCACCGACCAACTGTCGTAGGTCGGTGGTGAACAGGGGCGCCGCCGTCACGCGACCTTCCAGCCGCTGACTGATCCATCGCGATCCCGATCGAAGGCCCGCGCCCATCGGTCGATCGGTACCACCTTCTCGTGCCGCGGCGTCCGGCCCGATACCATCCGATCCAGCAGCTGTCCGACCAGGCCGAGCGCATCGACCTGATCGTCGTGCTTGCCGGCAGGGAAGGTCAGCAGCTCCGCCTCGAAGGCCTGCCGCCACGGCGCCTGCCGCAGCACGTGCAGCCCCTCCAGCGCCATGCGGCCTCGGATTGACTGCGCCCGCACCGCCTTGTCGCCGCGGGTCGGGAAAGCCTGGCGTGCGACATAGGCCTGCCGCTCCCTCATGCGGCGCCCGAGGAAGGGCCCGATGCCGGCGCGGATCTGCCCCGTCTCCTCCGCCCAGCCGATCGGACGCCACTGCCGCACGAGATCGCAGAAGGCCTCGATCCAGATGTCGGACGCCGCCTGGCCGCGCCAGAGGTCCAGCAACCAGAGCCGCCCCTGCGGGTCCATGCCGACCACGACGTGGACGGTGTAGTCGCCGCCATTCGCCGTGACCGCGTAATCCGAGGCGCCGTAGATCCGCATCGTGGCCTGGTCCGGCAGCTGGTCCGCCAGTTGCAGCCATTCCCGCCGGAAGTAGTCGCCAGTGTCGGGCACGGGCTGCTGCTGGTAGAGCGCGGACCAGCTGCGCGTGCTCGCCTCGGCCTTCACACGGGCGAGCGAGGCGGCATAGCCGTACCCGTCATCGCCCCAGAGCATCTCGCCGGGCGCCCGGCCCAGCGGGTCGTCGGCCTCGGCTTCCGCCGGCAGCGACACCACGCGCCACTGGCCGCGCTGCGCTTCCAGCAGCCGGCCTGCCAGGTCGTCCTCATGCCAGCGCGTCTGCACCACGACGATGGATGCGCCAGGCTTCAGCCGCGTGCGGAGGTCATCCTGGAACCATTCCCAGACCCGGTTCCGTCGGACCTCGCTGTCCGCCTCCTCGCGCGACTTCACGGGATCATCGATCAGCGCCAGGTCGGCACGCAGGCCGGTGATGACCCCGCCGATGCCGGCAGCGCGGTACTCGCCGCCATTCGTCGTGGTCCAGAGGTCCTCGGCCTCGCGCTCCAGCCTGTAGCCCAGCGCCAGGCCATGGCTGCGGATGCGGCCCCGGACGCGGCGGGAGAAGGCGCCGGCGAGGTCGGCGGTGTTGCTGGTGGCGATGACGCGGCGATCGGCGCCCTGGGCCAGGAACCAGGCGGGGAAGAGGTCCGAGGTGTAGGTGGACTTCGCCGACCCCGGCGGCATGAACACCATGAGGCGATCCTGCCGACCATCGGCCACCGCCTGAAGCTCTCGGATGAGCAGGCGGTGATGCGCCGCCGGCACAAAGCCCTGGGGTGCCAGGGCGTGCTCGCACCACAGGCCGAAATCCCGGCGAAGCGCGCGGCGCTGGGCGAGTAGGGCGGCTGGGCTAATCTCCATCGATCGTCAGGCGCGCAGTGCGTTCCCGCGCGATCTCCTGCGCAAGTTCCTCGTCCGTCATCTCGATCACCGGCTTGGTGGAGAGGACAATCTCCTGCTTCTCGCGCCAGCCAGCGCGGGCCTTCATCCAGAAGATCGCCGCCGCCGTGTTCTGACCGGAGGTGGCCATACTGAACAGCGTCTGCGCCACCTTGGTCGTGGCTTCGATGGAGCCGCGGTCGAGCTCACGCCGGAAGTGCTTGCGCAGTGTCTTGGCGTCGATCTCGAGGATGGTGGCGATGTCGGTCTGCGGGATGCCGTAGCCCGACATGGCCCGAACGGTGCGCCGCTGCTCCTCGGTCGGCTGGTAGGTGGTGCCGGACATGATCAGGTACCTTCCGCGGCGCGGGCGGAAGCGATCTCGGCAAAGCTGCGTCCGTCGCCGCTGAGCAACGCTGCCTGCCCGGCGAAGGCCTGCCAGCGCAGCACCGCCACATCGACATAGGCCGGCGAGAGCTCCACGGCGTAGCAGGCGCGCCCGGTCATCTCGGCGGCGATCAGCGTGGTGCCGGAGCCGGAGAAGGGCTCGTAGACCGCCTGGCCGGGACTGGAGTTGTTCTCGATCGGCCGGCGCCTGCACTCCACGGGCTTCTGGGTGCCATGGACCGTCTCGGCATCCTGGCCGGTGCTGGCGATCTGCCAGAGCGTGGTCTGCTTGCGGTCGCCCATCCAATGGCCGGTACCGCGGACGGCGTACCAGCAGGGTTCATGTTGCCAATGATAATGCCCGCGCCCCAGCACCAGGCGATCCTTCGCCCAGACGATCTGCGCCCGGATGTCGAAGCCGCAGGCGACGAGGCTCTCGGCGACCGTGGTGGCGTGCAGGCCACCGTGCCAGACATACGCAACATCACCCGGGAACAGCGCCCAGGCCTCGCGCCAGTCAGCGCGGTGGTCGTTCAGTACCTTGCCCGTACGAGCGGTCTTGCTGCCGGCGAGCGCCGAATTCCGCCAGGCCGGATCGTACTCCACGCCGTAAGGCGGGTCGGTCACCATGAGATGCGGACGGACGCCGGCGAGCACGCGCTCCACGGTGCCGGCGTTGGTGGCATCGCCGCAGATGAGGCGGTGCCGGCCAAGCAGCCAGACGTCGCCAGCCTGGCTGACGGGCGCTTCGGGCACCGGCGGCACGGCGTCGGGGTCCGTGAGGCCACCGCGTTCGTCGAACAGCAGCTTTACGATCTCGTCGCGGTCAAAGCCGGTGAGCGCTAGATCGAAGCCCTCGGCCTGAAGGTCGCCCAGCTCCAGCCGCAGCATCGCCTCGTCCCAGCCGGCGGAGAGCGCGAGGCGGTTGTCGGCGAGGACATAGGCGCGGCGCTGTGCGGCGCTCAGGTGGCCCAGCTCCAGCGTCGGCACTTCCGCCATGCCGAGCTTGCGCGCGGCCAGCAGGCGCCCGTGGCCGGCGATGACGCCGCGCTCACCATCGACGAGGATGGGGTTGGTGAAGCCAAACTCGCGGATGGACGCGGCAATCTGCGCCACCTGCGCGTCGCTATGCGTGCGCGCGTTCCTCGCATACGGCACCAGGTCGGCGACGCGGGCGGTGTTGTAGGCAGGGAAACAGTGGCTCGTGGTCATCCTGCGCCTCTCGCCGCAGCGCGAGGTCGGCGCCGCGTGCGTCACAGAATGCACGAGCAGGAATCACGACTTCAACGCGACGTTCTTGCGATGGGATACGTAGGACTACGATGTGTGCAGTAATTTACCAAGAACTGTTCCGAGCCTGTCGCCGGCGTGAAGCGCGTGTCTGCGATCGTGGCGGTGGGTTCGGTTGATTCCGATCGGTGTTTCCAGCCCTACTCATGAAACTGTCAACACACATGCACACACACATAGTGATGTACCTGTCTGCCACTTTCCATGCCTTGCTTAGAAACACCGACCGACTTCCACCTAACCCACCGGGTTGCCGTAGCGCGCCGTAGTTCAGCGCGTGACGGCGCATCACTCCTTCTGTTCGAGCCGCCACGTCATCGTGCCCTCGAGGAAGCCGCAACGGACGATCCGCATGCCTTGGACGATGCGATCCTCGTGTTTCTTGATCCATTTGCCGAGCCTGCGCCCATTGACCGAGCCGTTATCGCCAGCCACGGCGAGCAGTGCTTCGCGGAAGTCGGGGTACAGGTACTCGACGCGGATGCCCATGCCGAACACCGCACCTGTCGACGCCGGCTGTGTGGCGCGCTCGATGATGGCGCGGGTCGAGGTGCGGGCGCTGCCGATCACCGAAGCCCAGTGGCTCAGGACGGTGATCTGGGCCTCCAGCTGCGGGTCTTCTTCCCGGAGTTCCTCCATCGTGCTGACCGGGTCAGCTAGGCCAAGCCACAGGAGCGCGCCGCGGACCCAGCCGCTCCAGGTCTCAAAGGATCCAAGCGCTGGCGGCTGATCCGGCCTGCCCGCGACGTGGTAGGCGCGCAAGACGGTGAGGGCCGCGGCGAGGTAGGTGTGGCGGTTCTCCCGAGCCGTCGTCATTGGGTTGCGATCGAATTCCCGCAGTTCGGGCCGCTCCACCTTTGGATTCAACGTGCAGATGATCGCGCGCCGCGTGAGGTCGCCAACCAGCACTAGATTGTTCCCGGTCGCGGTGATCAGGCCGTTTGCGGGCAGCTCCGGCGCCTCTGAGCGACCGAGGATGCGCGGTCGCACCTTGGCCTGCGTCAGCATGGAACACAGGAACTCGCTGTCGATGGGGTGCGCGCAGTTATCGATGGCGATGATGAGGTCACCGGCCAGCAGCAGGGCGCCGAGGCGCTTCTCTAATTCCTCCTCACTCTTGCCCTGGGAGATCACGCTGGCATCGCGGCCCGTGGCGATGATGCTCGCTAGGTCGACCAGGGTGGACTTCCCGGAGCCGGCGACCGGCGCCGTAAAGGCATGCAGCGGTGCTGTCGGGAGCGACCGCCGGATGCAGGCCGTAAGGATGACGGAGTACGCCACCGACCGGCTGGCCTCGTCGACGAAGGGGAACGTGCTCAGCAGCTCAGCGAGCGTCGCCAGTGCCTGCTCAGCCTGGGCCTTGCTCGGCTGGCGCGGGATCGCCGGAAAGCGCATCCCGCGGGCGTCATAAAGGAGGCCGGTCGCCGCATCGTAGCCTACCTGGTCCAGGATGCTGCCATCGCTGCGCAGCGTCGGCGCGTCCACGAGGCCGGTCAGTACCGGGAGACGCCGACGGCCGGTCCGCTGGATGTAGGCTTTGGCGACCCTGTTGGGTGCGTCGATGCGGACCCAGCTTTCCGAGCGGCCATCGAACTTCTCCCAGTCGGCATGCCGGGTCAGTTCTTCCACCAGCGACATCTCCTGCACCTCGGTGATCCGGAGGCTGGAGATCCCGCGCTGGTCGACGTCCACCTTGATGACGCCGGGCCGGACGATGTAGCTGCCGCGCTGATAGATCCCGGCGGCGGCCTTCACCAGCACCTGCTCCGCCTGATCGACGATCCGGGGCAGATCTCCGGCGAGGTACCGGATCAGCGGGCGCGGTGCCTTGCCCGACAGGTAGTAGGCCGGGTTCTCCAGATCCTCCGGCAGGAGCCACCGCTGCTCCAGCATGCGACGGAGCATGTATAGCCTGTCGCGGGTGACGCAGTGGTTGTGATGGCAGAAGTAGATGAAGCCCTTGCTGTCGCTCTCCGAGGCGTCGATGACGATGGTCGCGGTGTCGGCGTCGGTGCTGCTGTGCTCGTCGGCATTGACGCAGGTGAGGTGGTGCTTGACGCCGTCCACCACCTTGCCGAGGAACACGCCGGGCCTGCGCGCCTGAAGGGCACTGCGCAGCTGGAACTGCCCGCCGCCGCGGCTGGCCCAGGCCTGGAGCTCGACGATCTCGCCGGTATCCGGGTCCTGGAAGGTGACGCCGTCGCCCTCGGCACTGACCTGGACCCCCATGGCCTTCAGCAGCTTGGTATTGGCATCGGGCCGGAGCCGTCGTCGTCGAGCCTGGCCGGGACGGGGTGGTTGCGGTGGCGCCGGCAGCGCGAAGATGTCGCAGTGCTCGCCATCCAGGACGAGGTACTCGGGCGGCGGGCCGTCCGGCGGCCGGCGCGGCAGGTAGAAGAGCCGGGACGTGTCGGTGCAGGACTGGTCGTGGTTCAGGCTGAGGGCGGCCGCCAGCGCCTCAATGCGCTCCTTCCAGGCGGCGTTGGCCTGGGCCTGGCTGTCGTAGGCGGCGGCGAGCCACGCCCGGGCCAGCGGGATGATGACCCGGAACTTCGGGCAGGGCTGGTGTTCGAAGGTCACCTCCTCCGTGGTGGTACCGACGACCTTCGCGCCCTGGGTGATGTGCGGCAGGTAGCCCTTGCTGAGCAGGAAGGCGGCCGGCGCTGTCTCTGGATCACCATGGGTGGCCAGGAATTTGTCCCAGGCGCCGCGCTTGCTGCTGGTCCGCGGCGTCAGGTGGGAGTGGGTGGAGGTGATGATGGCGCGCCAGCCCTTGCCAGCGACGGCCTGGCGCAACTCCTCCAGCGTGTGGCCGACGTCGCTGTCGAGCAGCGCCACGTCGATCTGCTGTGCCTCGGTCTTCTTGCGGGCGGCACCGTGGAAGCGGGCGGGGACGATGCAAGACCCGCTCTTGGGGCCGACAGGGTGGCTGGTCATCAGCGTGACCAGGTCGGGCCAGGTGAGGGAGCGAACATCCTTCCAGGCTGCCTGGGTCTGATGGTCGCCGAAGGTGAAGCTATAGAGACGCGCCGCGTCGACGGCGCCCTCCGTGGCGGCGGCGTTGCTCATCGCAGGGCCTCCTGCAGGCGGGAGGCCTCGTAGGCGAGGACGTCCTCGATCCTGTACCGAACTGCGCCACCAATCAGCAGGTAGGGCGGACCCCGGCGCGTCTGGCGCCACTTCTCCAGCGTCCGGCCACTGACCTTCCAGCGTTCGGCGAGCTCGTGCTGCTTGAGATGGTGGCCACGCGACTGCTGCGCCCCGCCTTGATCGCTCCTGTCGTAATGCACGCTGATGCTCCCAAACCTGAGGTCTGGCAGCAGCGGAACGGCATTTCTGACGCGCGATCCAGCGGCGCGATTCAGCGATTCAATTTCTGAATCGCGGCATTGGATCGCGCCTTCAGCTGCGCGTACTCACGACCCAGCACTTTGCTGATCGTCTTCGACCGGGGTTTCGGATGTCCTTCGACCTTTTGCTCGATCCAGGCTGCAAGCCAGTCAGCTTCTTCGGAGACGCTCGTCAGCAGTTCGCCCGTTGCAGCTCGGTCGCGCATCTTTCGGGCGATGAACGGCAGCAGCGAGAATTTGCCCGGTTCCCTCAGTTTGGCGTCGGGGCTAGCGGCAACCCTGTCCAGGTATCGCTGGAGGATAGTCAGCAAGTCGTCATCGCTGAGATCTTCGACGGGCCGTGCTTCACTTCTTGGCGCTACGTCCGGCGGTGCCAGCGGCGTGGCTGTGCTCTGGGGCGGTGCCGGATCGGTGAACGGTTGGCATGCCACAACGACAGCGAGGTATCGGTCAGCGCCATCAACTACGATGCTTCTGAACGCGTCTATAGTGAAGTCTCCCGCTCGTGCGTGAGGGAGCGTGAAGCTGCCGGCGTCGACGCCCGCCCGGATGAGGAAGCCCCGCGCGAAGAGTGTTCGGTTCGACAGCCGCCAACGGAGATCATTTTCAAGCATCGAGTGGGCCCGCGCACACTGCGAGACGAGGGCGCGCTCGTTCGCTTCCCAGAGCGCCTGAAGTGCGGCGGCGTTCGCCAAGGTCGCAGAGCTGGGCGCCTCAACTTGAATTCGGCGCTCAAGGCGAAAATCGCCAAGGGCTCGCGACGCGTCGCTCCATGCGGCGACCAAGCGCGGGTGGCACCATTTCAGGAGGGCTGTGCCGATCGACAGGACCTCAGCTTCGGCTTGTCGCCCTTGCCCCCGCTCAGGCTTCCGTTTGGGCTGGGATGGGTCGATGGGCTGTTTCATTCCTCGGGCCCTGCGCAGCGGGGAGTCAATAACCGCAGCGTTGGCCGATTCGCTGCAACTCCTGGGCGCCGGTCGGCCGCCGGATGAGCAGAGCCGATTCATCCAGCGCGCCGGGCTTGCTCCACCTCCCGCCCCACCTCCGCGAGGTCTGCCAGATCCTGGCCGCGGGCCTGGTGCGGCTACGAAGCCGCACTGCCGAGGAGTTCGACCAGGATGCCGGGGGGCAGGGAGAGACTTCGCTACACTCCACCGCCCGGCAGAGCGTGTGTGTGACCCCCAAGACCAGGAGGTCCCGATGACGCGCCCCACCAGGGCAACCCAGGCGCCCGCAGCGCCACCCACGCCGGTCATCCCCGCCATCCCCCGCGACCAGGTGCTGAGCCGCCTGGCAGCCCTCCAGACGGCGCCGGCGGCGGAGCTGAAGGCGCAGTGGCGCGCGCTGTTCGGCAAGGAGCCGCCGCCCTTCAACCGGCCGTACCTCGTCAGCCGGCTTTCCTACCGTGTCCAGGAGCTGGCCTATGGCGGCCTGAAGCCCGAGACCCGGGCGCGGCTCGAGGCGCTGGGCGAGCAGCTCGATGGCGGCAACGTGGTGCTCCGCCGCATCCGCGCCGACAGCCGGCCGCTGCCGGGCACCAGGCTCATCCGGGAGCATGCCGGCGTCCAGCACGTGGTCACGGTCCGGGCGGACGACTTCGAATACGAGGGCCGGCCGTACCAGTCGCTGTCCGCCATCGCCCGGCACATCACCGGCACGCGCTGGAACGGCTGGACCTTCTTTGGTCTGAAGGGGAGGCAAGGGGTATGAGCCGCCGCAAGCTGCCGGACACCATGCCGTCGACGGTCACCAAGCGTCGCTGCGCCGTCTACGCCCGGAAATCCACGGATGAGGGGTTGGAGAAGGAATTCAACACCCTCGACGCCCAGCGCGATGCCTGCGAGGCGTACATCGCGAGCCAGCGTGCCGAGGGTTGGGTGCTGGTCCGGGACCACTACAACGATGGCGGCTTCTCCGGCGGCACACTGGAGCGGCCGGCCTTGCTGCGGCTGCTGCGCGACATCGAGCAGGGCCTGATCGACGTCATCGTGGTCTACAAGATCGACCGGCTGTCCCGGTCGCTGATGGACTTCGCGAAGCTGGTGGAGGTGATGGACGCGCATGGCGTGACCTTCGTGTCCGTCACGCAGAGCTTCAACACGACGACCAGCATGGGCCGGCTGACCCTAAACATCCTGCTGAGTTTCGCGCAGTTCGAGCGGGAAGTGATCGGCGAGCGGATCCGCGACAAATTCGCCGCCTCCCGCGCCCGCGGCATGTGGATGGGCGGCAAGGTGCCGCTCGGCTACGACGTGGTGGCCAGGAAGCTGGTGGTGAACCAGGCCGAGGCGGCCAGGGTCCGGCGGGTGTTCGAGCTCTTCGTCGAGACTGGGTCCGGGGTGGAGACGGTGCGCCGGCTGCGGGAGGAGGCGGTGACGGCGAAATCTGGCCGGCCGCTGAACAAGGGTGACGTCTACAAGATTCTGCACAACCGGACCTACGTCGGCGAGGCCACGCACAAGGGCAACGTCTATCCTGGCGAGCACGAGGCCATCGTATCCCGGGCGCTTTGGGACCGGGCGCATGCCATCCTCCAGACCAGCCCGCGGACACGCGCTGCGCAGAACCGCCAGCATGCCCCGGCGCTGCTGAAGGGTCTGATCTACGGCCTGGATGGGCGGGCGCTGTCGCCGACGCACTGCCGGCGGAATGGCCGGCTCTACCGCTACTACGTGGCGCAGCAGGTGCTGAAGGCCGAGCCCGACGCCGGCAGCGCCCTGGTCCGGCGGGTATCGGCGGCGCAGATCGAGACGGCAGTGGTGGACCAAGTCCGGACGCTGCTGCGGCAGCCGGAGATCGTGGTCGGCACCTGGATGGCGGCCAGGGCCGACGCGCCGGAGATCACGGAGCGCGACGTCCGGGAGGCGCTGGAGCGGCTGGAGCCGGTGTGGGGCGAGCTGTTCCCGGTGGAGCAGGCACGGGTGGTCCGAGCACTGGTGGACCGGGTGGTGGTTGGGCCGGCGGGCGCTGACATCAGGCTGCGGGTGGAGGGGCTGGCCGGCCTGGTCAGGGACCTCGGTAGGGTGAGGGCGGCGGCATGAAGGGGTCGCTCGCTGACCGACGCGTTGGAGCGTTCAGCCCTGTCGCCATGGCATCACCGGCAAACGGTCGACGGACCCATGTCAAAGTGGAAGTGGTCGGCGTGCGCTGCATTGTAGTCTGGGCTGAGGACGGCCCGAAACCATCGGCACGCGCCGTCGCGGATAGCTCGGAGGAACGCTGCCTCAGCGTCGTCGCCATGCCAATCGCGAACCAGTCGAACTTCGCGACCATCGCCGAGGAGAAGTGCGGCGATGTCGATCGCGTTGGCGGTCGCGTGTTGGCTGCGCCGACCAGCTGCGGCGCTGTTCACATTTCGACAGCTGTACGTGCCGAGATGGCGGACACCGACGACTTCTGTTCCGAGGTGCTGCCTTGCGGCAGGCTGAAGGGAATGGCGCTCGAACAATGCCCAGGCCGCGGCGACGCGACAGGTGACTGTGGGACCACGCGGCGTGACCCGGACGCTACTCGGAAGCAGCACGGCGTTCTCAATCCCACACGATACATCGGAAGGTCGGTCTGGAACCCGGGTAAGCAACATGCCCGAAGCGGCAAAGGCGGCAAAGCATGCCTCCGGTTCGCGGGCGAGCCGCGAGACCTTGACGCGCGTCATCAGGCCCGGCTCGGCCCGAAGATCAAGTGGCACGGCAGGATCCCACTCGGGGGGCAGATTCCGATAGGCGATGATCCCTATGACGATCAGGAGGGAGATGATGAACAGCGGGCGCACGGCGCGGATGTGGCGCTGCGGCTCGGTGTACCAACGCGAGGGCACGAAGTTCTGACAACGCGTCAGTTGCCGCAGAGAATTCGACCAGTGATGCGGAGGAGGATGGCATGAGCGGCGCGCCGTACATGACGGTCCGGGTGCCGCTGACCATCCGGCATCGGCCTGGGCGCAAGACGGTGGTGACGCCGGTGCTGCCGGGAGCCCTGCCGCTCACCGCCACCAGGGCCGATCCGGCGCTGGTGAAGGCCTTGGCCAGGGCGTTTCGGTACCAGCGACTGCTGGACGAGGGGCGCTACGGGTCCATCAGCGAGATGGCGGCGGCGGAGGAGATCGAGCGGGGGTACCTGGGCTCGCTGCTGCGGCTGACGCTCCTGGCGCCGGCGATCGTGGAGGCGCTGCTGGACGGGCAGGAGCAGAGCCTGAGCCTGCCGCGATTGCTGGAGCCGTTTCCAACATCGTGGACCGAGCAGGAAGCGTTGTTCGGTCGAGGACCATCACCCCGACAAGGAGCACATCAATGAAGCGCATCACCTTCACGATGGACGAGCGTGGGCTCATCCACCGCATCTGCGCGGACGAGGAAGTCGAGGTCTACATCGTCGGCCCGCATGTGCCGAAGGATCGGGTGTATCGGTGGAGCTCGCTGCGGGTGGGGCCGGCGCAGGTCGATGAGGAGATCGGCGGCTGGCCGATCGGGGACAGGCACTACATGCCGGCCGTGAACTGACCACGCCCTGCGTTCTGACGCTCAGCCGTGCCGTCCAAGCACACGGGCCAGCACCATGAGTACGATGCCGCCGGCGATCAGCCCGTAGGTCTCGGGCTGTTCCACGGCCATCTCCATGGCGGCTGTTGGCAGCCACAGCAGCGCATCCCAGCCGAACACAAGGGCTGCGATCCCCAACGTAATCAGCAGGCTGCCCGCCGACCAAAGTAGTCTCGCCAATCGCTGTAGGCCTCCTCGCTCTGGCTGCCACCCGGCGGTGCCAACGCTGCAACGGTCGACGTGTTCCTAGATACAGTGGCCGGTCAACTTGCGCCGTGGCCGGCATCGGCGGGCTCATCCGCGACCTCACCGCCATCTCGCCGGATGCGCTGAGGTAGGCAGCATGAGTTCGGCGACCAGCATCACGGTCCGAGTGCCGCCGCGATGCGGCACCGCCCCGGCAGGAAGACCGTGGTTACACCGATGACTAACGGCGTGGCGCCGGTCGCTACGCGGGCCGACCCGGCGCTGGTGAAGGCATTGGCCAGGGGGTTTCGGTATCAGCGCCTGTTGGACGAGGGCCGATACGCGTCGATCAGCGAGATGGCAGAGACCGAGCGAATCGAGCGGGGCTACCTGGGCAGCCTGCTGCGACTGACCCTCCTGGCACCCGACCTCGTAACCAACGCTCTGGACGGTCGGCATATGCCCTCGGTCGCCCTGGCCGCCCTGTTGGAACCATTCCCCCTATGCTGGCGCAGCCAGGGCGAATTGTTCGGCAATGACCGGACGGGAAAGTAACGGCCGCGGCCACATGGCCATTATGCGAAGGCACAGTCCGTGGCATCTTCGGGGCGTGACAGGCCCCGTGATCGACACCCGGATTCTCAATAGCCCCTTCGCGGAACCGTCCCGCCATTGGGAGCTCGACGAGAACGGCATCCCCACTGGCACACCGGCCTCCGGCCGGCGGCGCAGCGAATTCATCGTCCCCGTCCCCCCGCCGAAGCACAAGGTGAAGGCCCAGGCTAACCTCCAGAAAGCTGGCGTGCAGAACACGAAGAAGGATGAGCGCCTGACCTTCGCCACGCTGCGCCCCTGGCCTGGCGGCAGCCGCGTCTCGGCCGAGGGCGAATACGAGGAAGCCGGCGTGAAGAAGCGCGCCGCCATCGTCATCGGCCCCGAATACGGCACCGTCGGCCCGGACCTGGTGCGCGAGGCCGCGCGCGAATGCCGCGACTGGGCGGATGCCATGGTCGTGTGCGGCTTCGCCTTCGACCCGCAGGTGGGCGACAGCACCATGAACCTCGGGCGCCTGGTGGTGCTGAAAGCGCGCATGAGCCAGGAGCTGCGCGCCGCCGAAGCCTACAAGGCCGGCGGCGGCAACCTGTTCGTGGTGTTCGGCGAGCCGGATATCGCGCTCGACCAGGCCGATGGCGCATGCGTCGTGCGCCTGAAGGGCGTGGACATCTTCGACCCCACCACGGGCGAGGTCCGGTCCTCCGGCCGTGTCGAGGACGATGTGGCCTGCTGGTTCGTGGACACGGACTATGACGGCGACAGCTTCTTCGTCCGCCACGCCTATTTCCTCGGCGGCAAGGACCCCTTCGAGAAGCTGAAGACCGCACTGAAGGCCGAAGTGGACGAGGACGCCTGGGCGAGCCTCTACCGCACGGAAAGTCGCCATTTTGCTAAGCCGAAGTCGGGACGGATCGCGGTGAAGGTGATGAACCACTACGGCGATGAGGCGATGAGGGTGTTCAAGATCTGACGATGACGATCCTCGTGGCCCGCAGGTTCTCTGCCGGATTCGCCCCTGTATCGCTTGCTTCCGTCTGCGAAGGGCTGCCTGACCGGCAGCGCAGCGGGCGGGGCTCGCGCGGTCGGCGATGTTACAATTCCTGCCATTGAGAGGTCACGAACGGTGCGCCTAGGCTCGCAAGCCGACACGCCGTCTGGCTCGGATGGCCCCCTGCCATGATAAGTGGCATGGAGGTCGCATTCCGGACCAAGACGCTGCGGAGTCTGTGCGAGAACGAGGAGCTTATGGAGGAGAGATTCGGTCCGGAGATAACCAAGGCGCTGATGCGGCGCTTGGCCGATCTGCGTGCATCGACCTCCCTCTCCGATCTCGTCCTTGGCGACCCTCGGGACGTTCCAGGGACCAATGGTCGGTCCAAGACGATTGAGATCGCGTCCGGCCACCGTCTGGTCGTTCGCGCCAACCATGCGAAGAACCCCACGTTGAGTGACGGTACGACTGACTGGCGAAGGGTCAGCCACGTTCAGGTTATGTCGATCGAGGTACCCCATGCCTGAATCTGGGACATTTGAGCCGAACTGGGTCTCGCCACCTGGCGATACGATCGCGGAGTTGCTGGCCCATCGATCGCTATCTCTCGTCGATTTTGCGGAGCGTATCGGCACGCCGGTCGCTACGGCCGACGAACTGGCACGGGGGCTTGTTCAAATAGATCGGCCGCTGGCGGAGCGCCTCGAGCGCGCACTTGGTCCATCCGCAACGTTCTGGATCAACCGTGAGGCCCAGTACCGCGCCGACGTAGCCAGGCTGGGCTCTCGCGCGACTGCGGCTGCAGACAAGGCATGGATACAGGGGCTACCGACACGCGATATGGCTGCGTTCGGATGGATCCGCGCCACAGAGACGTTTGCTGACAAGCTGGCGGAATGCCTCCGGTTCTTCGCGGTGCCGAACGTCGATGCTTGGCATCGGCAGTATGGCGGTGCGGCTGCAGTCGCGGCTTTTCGCATGTCATCCGCGTTCGAGTCCCGCCCGGGTGCGGTCAGCACTTGGCTCCGTTGGGCAGAGATTGTAAGCGGCCGCGCCGAATGTCGCCCATGGGCACCTGAGAAGTTCCGCGCCAAGCTGGACGAAATCAGGCGCATGACGTGGGTCAAGGATCCCTCGGTTTTCCTTCCGAAGCTGCGGAAAATCTGCGCTGATTGCGGCGTTGCCGTTGTTGTCGCCCGAACTCCAAACGGCTGCCCGGCGAGTGGGGCAACCCGCTTCTTGACGCCTGACAAGGCGTTGATGGTTCTGAGCTTTCGCTATCGGACCGACGACCAGTTTTGGTTCACCTTTTTTCATGAGGCAGGTCACCTGCTTCTGCACGGAAAGGACGCTCTTTTCCTGGAGGACGGGAGCGACGTCACCTCACCGGAGGAGGCTGAAGCGAATGAGTTCGCCGCGCGGCTGCTAATCCCCGATGCACTCCTGACAGAGTTCCGTGCGCTCCGCCCGTTGCCGAAGGACATCTTCGATTTCGCGCGGAGAGCAGAGGTCGCGCCAGGTATGATCGTGGGCCAGTTACAGCATCACAATCGCTTAGGGAAGGATCGATTGAATTATCTAAAGAGGCGATACTCTTGGGATGCAATCCTCTCCGATAGCGCTACCCCTTAAACGAAATAAATTTCCCTGGGCTTTTTTGCCAATTACAAATGGCATCTTCAAGCGTTTGCATACCCACTTGCAGGTGATCGTCTAGGGTCAGCAAGCTCTGGTCGAGAATTTTCCCGCTGAGTGCGGAGTGTGCATTACCGGTGAATAGTAGCCGAGCACCACGCAGTGGCCCAGTGGCCTCACCTAGATAGGCTGATCCTGGGTCGATGGGCGCGATCCCAAGCTTACCCAACATCGTGAGGTAATCGAACTTCCCCAGCCTGCCGAAGCGGCTGACTGCATTCATTTGAACATACAGGTGATTGAAGACTTCCTTCGGATTCTGTCCGACCAGCTTGTGGGCGTCCCTGATCAGGTCCTGGTGGGTGCGTGGTGGCCGAACCCACTGAACGTAGGAATCGAACACAGCCGCGGTTCCGGCTGCCGACGACGCCTTCAGGCTCTCATACTTTCGGTGATTGCTGAACCGGCGTGAGACGCCGTCACCACCTGACAGGCGTCTCTCGTGAGCAGTTAACCAAACCCGGAATGCAGCGGGGTTCGCGCTAATCGTTTTCCAGTCCCACAATCCGGGTCCGCCTAGTTTGCCGTAGACGTCGCGGGCCAGGCGCCAGCCATCTCGCGCATGCTTTCCAAAGTGCGTGGCGATGAACGTCAGCCAATACGCCTCGTCGGTCTCACCGCGCCGAAGCCGCAAAGCTGCGGCCCTCAACGGGTCAAATAAGTCAGAATGTGGATCCATCCGGCGCGGGTCGTGAAGGTTGTCCCGAACCCAGTGGACAAATTCGATGCGCCGCAGGCTCTCGACGAGCTGTTCAACAAGGCAGTCGAGGTGCCCCGGCGGGTGGATGCCCGGCAGTTGCTGCACTTGCGCGTCAATCCTCTGCAATTCTGCTGAAAGACGCAGACCGCGTTGACGCTCCCCAGGCTTCACGGCACTGCCACCAGCTTGTTGCTGCCTCCATCTATGATCCCTGGAAGGCCTTTCTGAGGCTCGTCCGAAGCTGCTGTTAGGGCCTGGGCCTTGCGACGAATGAATGAAGCGTAGGCGCCGCTATGCATTGCTTTCTGCTCCTCCACGATCCCGCGACGGTTCTTTGCATTAATCAAAGCGAAAATGCGGAGAAGTCGCGCCAGGTCAACCCAGTACGGATCAACACCATCTGCCTCAAGCGGGGACAGGCGCCCCTTTCTGATCGCCTCTTCGTTTACTCGTAACCAGTCAATAGCGGGCCATGGATCACCGATCGGCATCGCGGGCATTTCGGTCCGGGACTGCCAACCCTCCGCCAGGAAATCGCGCGCCCTGCGTTCATCTTGATCATAGAGATGAAGGCTACCCACGGAGTGTGTATAAGTTCCGAGCTCTAAACCCACGTCACGCGCCACGATTTCCTGCATGAACGTAAATGCGAATACGTCGTGCGGCAGACCGATGTAGGCATCGTTTGATCGCATGTGAACAACCATATGCAACCTTCCGCTCCTTGGAAGGAACTGGAGGGTACAGGTGCAGGGCACATCTGAAGAATTTTTGAACAGGTCAAGTTTATCGTAAATTTGAATCACTGCTTGTCGAGTATCGGATTTTCCATCCGGATCAGCCAATTTCCGTCGAATCAACTGTATGGCCGCATTCATCTGGCTTTTATTGGCGGTGCCGAAAATGCGAGGTCCGTAACCGCCGCTCGCGAGTCTTGCGCCTTTCTTTGCCCCCGAGAGCTCCCGATATTTTTTTATGTAGTATGTGATGTGATCGAGAGAATTGGATCCGGAGAGATACCATAGAGTTTCGCCGAGGCAGCTAAACAAGACTGCTCGATTCTCTGTTCTGCTGAAGCGAGCACGAGGGTTTCGGATCTTCAAAATCGCACCGACGATTTCGCGCGCCAAACCCTTTCCCGAGCTCGTGCGCGACTTGCTGCTCAAAAGGCGGGTGAATGCCTGACGAAGAGCGTCATCAAGCGTGTCGGCACTGATGAACAT